AGCATCGTATGTGATAGCCCACTTGTTAGCTGTTGCTAAGTTTGCATTAGTTGGGTTGTCAGCAGCATCATTCCACTTAGTACCCATAACGTGATACGCAGTGTGATAATCAACAGATAGAACATCTTGCTTAGAAAGAATGTTTCTTTCAGCTTCAATTCTTAGTGCAGATTGCTGTCCTTCTAGGATTGTTCCAGAAGTCGTTAAGTAGCAGAAGAACTCTACCTGATGACCACTTGAACTAGATGGTGCAACTGTGTTAACAGCAGAGTCAACAACAACTGTACAGCCAGCAAATTCACCAACTGCTCTGTCGCTGATTCCAACACCACCGCCACCCCATTGGATACCTGTTCCAGTAGATAAAGCAGAAGTAGAGAAAGTTAACATACCAACCTGATATAAGTAGTAAGCAACTGTTGGGTGAACGATAAGAATATCTAGATCCTCACCTCTTTCTCCAAGTAGGTTTCTTGCTTTAGCAATAGCAGAAGCAGTAAGGAAGTTAGCTTCAGTAGCACTAGCACCAGCTTTTGCTAGGTCTAGTTTGTTGCTTGAAAGTGCAGTTCCAAATAAACCAGCTAAATGTGAGAACAATCTAGCGTTGTTTAGTTTGTTGATTGCATCTGCAAGTTGGTTTCTGATGTGACCCATTGGATCTTCACCAGCAGCTAAAACTGCAATATCGTCTACAGCATATGCAAATGCTCTATGACAGATAGTTGCAATTTGTGTTCCTGTACCAATCTTCTGTGGTGTTAGATAACCAGCAGTAGATGTACCCCAGTTTGCAGCACCAGTTAGAATTTCTTCTGTTGGAGCGATTGGGTTGAACTCAGGAACTTGGATTCTTGTACCACCTTCGCTTGCATCTAATAATGAATTACGAGTGATAGCACCAGATTGTAAAAATGCACTACGCTCTTTTATAGCTTCGGAAACGTATGTGCTGAGATTATTTCTCTTTACGATGTCCGCTAATAGGACACCGCCCGAATAATTCTGAAATGGAGCAGCCATTCAGATCACCTTGTTACTTTTGCGATACCCTAATCACGGATTAAGGCGTTAGTCTCACAGAAACTAACTATTTCTTTTGAGCCTCCCTCTTCAGCACGGCTGCGAGGTCGGGGTTCTCATTCTCCATTATAAGCTGTTGCGTCAAATTGCCAGTATTCCATGGATTTTCTGAGCTACCTGATACATTTCCAACAGGACTAGGCTTTGCACCCATGCCAGCAGCAGAGCTTGGTTTAAAATGATGCTCCCAACCACTACCAGGATTTTTGAGACTTGTGAGATAAGCTCCTAAATCTTGCTCTACACCTCCATTTATAATTACTACTTTACCTTCAGCATTTTTTTGTAGCTTATTTTGTAGTAATGATAAAGTTTGTTCTGCGTTAATCGCACCAAGATTACTGATGGCTGCAAGTGCTGTCTGTTTTGTAGATGCAACTTCATTAGAAGTTTTCATATCTTGTAACTGCTGAGACAAGCTATTGATCTGTGCATCTTTATCTTGTGCAGTTTTATTTGCTTCTTCCCAAAGAGTTTTATATTGTCCTTGATCTTCCAATTCTTTGGTACGTTTTTCCTCTTTTTGTTTGTAAACTTCATCGAGTTTACCTTTTATTCCTTGAAACTTTTCTTGTGCTTCAGCAGCTTCTTTTTGAGCAGCAGCTAGTTTTGCTTCGTACTCTGCTTTTATAGAATCTAGATTTGGTGCTTGTGGTTGTGAAGGAGTTTCAGCCACGGGCTGATCGGCAGGAGTCACGGACTCAGGCTGAACTACTTTTTCTTCGATTGCCATAGATTAGTCAGATAGTGGACTTGTAGATTTTTGTATTTACATACTATTGTAGCAAACTATTCGGGTTTGGCCTCATTTGCTGTTGGTAAAACTTCACCTTGTACCAAAATGTCTCTAAATTCTTCTCTATCTATAACTTGCTGATCGAATAGAGATGTTAATGCTGTTATATCCTGTCCAATTAGTCTTTCGATGTCGAAATCTCTACTGATTTTTACTTCTGGTGGCTCGATTCCAACATATTCGGCTGAAAGATTAAAGGCTTTTTGTAGCTTTTGCTCTAATTCCATAGATACCATTGCGAGCATAGAATTAGTATCAACACGATCTAGTCTGCGAGCATCTGCTGATTCTGCGACAAACTTCTGTTGTGATAGTGTACTGATACCTAATGTCGCCATTTGCATCTGTAGTTCTTTTATTTCTGCTGATTGTGCATCAAAAGCACTTGAAGCTGGTTCTACATAGTAAACTTTGTTACCAGGTTGAGTTGCCATTGCGTAGTTTACGCTGATAGCAAGGTCTTTTGTCTGATCGTCATATCCTTCCATGACCAATAATGGTTGAGATGCAACGTGCAAACTATGTATCAGATCAGCTTGCCTTTGGTAATGTGCAAGATTTAAGTAAGCAATATCCAATAATGGTGGTTTGCTTGTCATATTATCTACTTTGCCAGAATAAATAGTAACTAAAGGTATTTCACCTAAAGAAAACTGTCCTGATTCTGCTAATTCAAAATCCTTTTCATTTGGTGTGCCCTGCATATTACCAGCGTATGCACCATCATTTTCTTCATACATATCCTCTACAGTCTCTTTTCTTCTAAATACACGATAACGACCAGGTTCTATAACTCTCATCTGGTCATATATCTTTTCACCAAAAGCACCATCAGGTAATACAGCTTTCTCCGCAATTCTTACCTGTATTAGATTTCCATAATTTGCTTCTCTGTCTAGCCTCCACCCGTAAATATTTGTTGGATCGACCTCTATCCAGTAAGGTCTGCGATTTTGTGAACGCTCTTCAGCTAAACTAACAGCACCTCCAGGGGCAGGATAATCAACAAGAATATGACTTTGACCATAAGTAAGAGAACACATTAATAATCTTCTTGCGTATTCATCTAAATCTGACTTACAGCCGTCTACATCTGCCTTGAACATTTCAGTCCAATATGGATCGCCTGTTAGTGTTATAGGTTTGCGAAGAACTAAACCTGTAGCTGCTCTTATTAATCTTTGTGTAAAAGGACTAAATACTGATCTGTTTACCCTTGCAAGGTAAGCATCATAATCTTCTCTTGGTTCTAATGGTAGAAATGCTTCACTATTTTCCCTTAAATATTCTGTACCTTCACTGACAGCTTTCATTATTTCCCAACCTTTCATCATATCCAGCACAGCCCTATTTCTAGTAAAAGGACTATCAGTACTGCCAATATATGTAGTAGCAGTAATACTGGTTTTCAGCATACCTGGTAATGCGTATGTCATTTAACGACACCTCCATTTTTTTAATGCTAACGCCTTTCTAGTAGGTTTACCGTTAGGCTTTTTCATTGGCCCAGGCATACCCTTCATTCTTGCACAAAAAGATGCTCGTCTTTTAGCTGCTTTGCTACCAGGTTTTACTTTCCCTGTAACTGGTGCTTTTAAATTACTACCTGTGGCACGATTGTATTTCGCACGACCTTTTGCAGTAAGTCCACCTGTTTTAGACTTTTCTCCCCTGCCTACACTTAAATTTACTTGTTTACGTTTTTTTCTCATTTGCCCACCTTTGCTTGTGCTTTTTTATGGGCTTGAGTAAAAGTATCTCCTGCTCTCATTCGCCTTTTCATAAATTCCATGTGCTTCGCACTATGATGCTCAGAGTGCTTAGACAACAAAGTTTTTTGGCGAGGAGTAAGTTTCACTTCTTTTTTCTTTTTTTCTTAGAACGGAGCTTTTTGAAATCAGCAGACGTAATTTTATCTCTAGGAGGAGCAACCCTAGCTAGTTTACGTTGTTTGGCTGAGTAAGAACCTTTTGGCATTATGCAGCGTTGGTGATAGCACCAGAAGTTATGAAACTAACGCTAACTGTTTCTAAATCACCTGTTGTAGCAGTTAAAGTCGTGCCTGTAACAATTCCAGAAAAACTTACTTTTTTAGCACCAGTTGTATCTAAAAATAGTTCAAACTGTGCATCACCAGCATCTTCTGTTGTTAAAACGTCTGCTAATAGGTTTGCAGTTTCGTTGCCACTAGCTGCTGTATATAAAAAATCAATAGTGCCAGATCCAGAAATTAATCCACCAACAAATGATCTTGATGTTGCTCCATGAGCAGTTACATCTAATGTATCTTTTGTTGTATCTAATGACCAACCAGTAGTAGATACAATTGCTTCAGTAGTTCCAGATCCGTTTTTAAATTTTACAGAGCCTTCTTCACCACGAAAAAATGCCATGATCCAAAGAGAAAAAAGAGTATTTATAGATAGTTTAACTTGTAGTTGACTTTTTTACAGTACCTTTCTTGTTATTTCTCATATATTGTTCACATCTGTTATCCCAAAGTGCAGGATTACGTTTACCTTTTACTTTTTCAATAACATCGAGCATGTCATCAGTGATTTTAGTCATTTTTTCTTTTTAGTAGTTTTTTTACGTCTATGTTGATACTTTATCTTAGCACTACTAGTTTTTTCACGCTTAAATCTTGCTTTTTCAGCACTTGACATCTCTTTTGTTGTTTTAGGTGTCTTACTTGATACACGTTTACTAGGTCGACAGGCTGGATAGCCTCGTTTTTCGCCTTTCTGACGGCCACAAGGCTTACCTGTCTTTACATCAACCCAATTTTCTTTAAACCAACGGGTTAAACCGCCACTACTTCTTGCCACGTTTCTTAGTTCCCGTGCGATAAGTACCACCACGCTTTTTGTACTCTCGTACAAGCCATGCGTTAGCGTAAGCCGATGGATAAACAGCAAATTTACGTTTAGCTTCAGCTTTTACCCTAGAGTATAACGCTTTATTTACAGGAACATTCGCCACGTTTTTTACCTCCCTTCTTTTTCTTCTTCTTTTTCTTAGTCGTAGAATGGTACATAGTAAGAATTAGGTATCTTAATATATTCTAAACGAAGTCTGGCCTAATGTCTCTGGTTTGGCAAGGTTAAATTGTTGTAAACAAAGATAACCAAAAGCATCAAAAGCATGGTCAACTCCCAAGTTTTTATTTGGTAAGCCTGTATTTGGTGCATAAGTTAAAGTTCTTAATGCTTTTATTAATTCTTTACATCTTGGGTGAATAAAAGTTCTTCGATCTCCATTTGCATCGTACAAAGCAGTATTGATAGCAGTAATCTTATCCCTAATTTTCCACGGCGATTTAGGACTCATAACAGTAAATCCGCTTCTTCTTAAAATATTGTGGTCCGTAACTCCTACTCCACTTGTTTTTCTCGCACTACCAGTAGGGTCAGGACAAGCAATTACTCTTCGATCTACACCATATCTTCTGACAACTTCCTCCGCAAAATCCCAGGTTGTTGCTCCACCCGTCAACATAATTTCATCAAACACATAAAGACAATTATCATGCTTAACAGCACAAATTCCTGCCATAGGGTCAACGTTAAAATCTAAACCCATAATTAATGGCAACATATGTAGATCTTCTACCTCGCTGCTAATGTTTTCATCACTAAAACTAACAGCCACCAATCCCGTAAGATTTTCAAAACTTGCCTCGAACTCTTGCTTAAATGTTCTGCTATCTAATTGAGCCTTCGCAGCCTCAACCTCTTCTGCTGGAACATTACCTCCGTCTATTGTTGTGAAGCTCCAGCGTTTCCAATCACCTGTTTCATCCTCTGGAACGTAACACCATAAATCGTAGAACCATGATGCTGTGCCGTCTGGTGTGGATATGAAAAGTGCCCACCCTTGTTTATCTGCCAGTGCCGGTCTAATAACCTGGAACCAAACATCGGAATCCATAAATGCTGCTTCGTCTAGTACAACTCCTGCTAAACTTCGACCTCTTAGTGTTGTTGCATTTTCTGTTCCTTTCAACTCGATAAGTGAGCCGTTTATTAGTTCAATCTTTAAATCTGTCTCGTTTTTTGATTGTATCCATTCTTTTGGTACGAGTTTTTTTAATTCCTTCCAGGCAATGTCTTTTGCCATTCTATAAGTGGGAGCACAGTAAAAATATGTCTCGCCTGGTCGTTTTATAGCTGCATTTACAAGTTCGATACATGATAAATAGGATTTTCCAAATCTTCTGCCAGCCACCAGTACCCTAAATCTGTTTTTTGCATTGAACACCTCCCCCTGTGCCCACCGCAATGTTAAGTTTTCTCGTGTTTTTACACTCATGTAGTACAAAATAACCCTAATTTTAATTTATTTTGTAGTTTTTATCGACTAATTTGCTATTTTAAGGTTATTATTCAATTAATAACATAAGTTTCAGTCCGTGACAGAAGCAATCCTACAGAATTTTGACGATAGATCCGTTCCAAAGAAAAAGAATCCTGGTAGATCGCCAGATATGGTCATAGAACAGAGAAGGCAAAGACTTTATAAAAGACAATTAGATGGTCTACCAACTAGACATCTTGTTTTAGAACATTCCTCTAGAGAAGGAGTTTGTGTCAAAACTGCATGGAACGATTGGAAAGAGGTTTCAAAGTGGAATGAAGAAGATTGGCAAAAAGATAGAGAGAACATGATCGCTAGACTTCAAGCTATGCGTGTGAGACTTTTTGATAAGGCTTGCAAAAAAGGTCAGTTCCAAACTGCTGCCCAAATATTAGACTCTCTAGGTAAAGTAGTAGGAGAGAGTGTAGAGACTGTAAACATAAATGCTCCAGAACTAGCTATACGAATAGAAAATCAAAAAGATAGTTGACACTATTGTAGTATTGTACTATAATAAATAATGTAGAGGCAAATAATTTGTAGATTTATCAGTAGGTTCAGGGTGTAGCGATGTGGTTGGCTACAAATCGCAACTACTCCCCTAGCAACAAAATAAAAAATAATTTGCGGGCAGGTTGCGCAACCTTATTTTTTTTTTCTAATTTTTTTCTTACATCAAAATAGTATTTATTAGGTTAAGTTGTCGCAACCTGG